TCTGCAACGGCTATTGGTAGTTACACGGTTGCAGCTTCTACGCAAACAACTGTCATAGGATTAACTTGTTCTAACAGTACAGCTACAGCCATAACGGTAGATGTATCTCTAAATGACGGTTCTAACGATCATTTTATGGTTAAAACTGCAACGGTTCCTAGCGGTGGTTCTTTAGTTGTTGTTGGTGGTGATCAAAAGGTTGTGTTGGAGACAGGCGATAGCGTCAAGGTTACATCGAGTGCGGCTAGTAGTTGCGATGCGATTATGAGTATATTGGAGATTACCTAATGGGTAAGTCTAAAGATTTAGCTACTGGAAATAGTGCAGCTTATGTAGAAACTGCGGGTGATACTATGAGTGGTGCTTTAACAGTTACTGGTAATGTTGGTATCGACACAGGCACAATAACTCCAAGAGATTCAGGAGCGTCTACCCTTCAAATTGGAGGAAATGGTACACGTTCTGCTATTAAAATGCACACGTCTTCTTCTGGTATTGGTGCTACTGATGGTTTATTTTTAGGGTATGACAGTGGTCCACATTTTTATATTTTAAACTCCGAAGCAAATGGTGATATAAAAATAGGTACAAGTAATTCTGTTGATAGACTTCTCATAGATGCATCAGGCCGTGTGACAAAGCCTAATCAGCCTAGCTTTGCTGCTTATGTTCAAAATGCCAGCACTTATGACGCTAACAGTCTAGGTAATGCCTATGTTAATTATGATACTGACTTGTATGACACTGGCAATAATCATAGCAACGGATTATTTACCGCACCAGTGGCAGGGGTTTATTACTTTAGAGCAGAAGCATATACTGATGATTACTGTACGCAAAGTTGGTTTGTTGTAAATGGTTCGAGAACTAACGCGGCAGATACTGTATACACAGGCAACGATCAGTTCTCAGGTAACTCAATTATATTAAAATTAGCGGCAAATGATACAGTAGGTTTCCATCCTTATAGGTATGGTTATACCAGTGTTACTGTACAAGCTAATGCTAATCATAGTTGGTTTAGAGGAATTTTACTAGGTTAGGACACAGACATGGCATACATAGGACAGACACTAACCGAAGGTACAAGAAGGGTTTACACGTATACCGCCAGTGCATCCCAGCAAGTTTTCCCAGCCGTTTTTAATGTGGGGCAAGTTGACGTTACACAGAATGGAATTTTGCTTATGCCAGCGGATTATAATTCTAGTTCTGGCACTCAAATATCTTTAAATACTCCAGCTGCGTTAAATGATGAAATACAAATAATTTGCCACAATACCTTCAGCGTTGCAGATGCCCCTAGCTTATCGCAAGGTGGCACGTTTCAAAGCAGCATTAGAGCGCCTTTATACGACACAACCCAAAACACAATGAAAACGGCTTTGTTTCAAACAAATGATCAAACAATGTCCACAGACACAACCATAGCAAGCGCAGAGAATGCTAGTTGTAATGGACCTCTAAGCATTGCGGCTAATATTACGCTTACAGTTAATGGGAACTTGACAATCATATGAGTACTTTACACGTAGAAAATCTAAAAGGTCTTAGCTCTGGCGGTAATGCTAATAAGATTATCGTACCTTCTGGTCAGACGTTGGATGCTAGTGCAGGAGTGTTAACGCCAAGTTCAGGACAAGTTATTCAAAGACAAGTTGTAGTGTGGACTACTGTGACTGATAATTCAACTGAGACTTATGCAGATATCAATGGCGGAACCATAGATTTTACACCAAAATTATCAACAAGCACTTTGCACATTACTGTACATTATCACGTTAACGCATACGCAACTGGTAGTACTGGAAATTATGCAGGTGGTTCTGTAAGAATACTTCACGATGGAAGTGAAATTAGCACACAAAGTGGTTATGAAAATTACTGGCAAAGTAATGTACCTTCAGGGGGAACAAATCCTAATAATTTCACAAGAGCAAGTAAGTTTGTAACAGTCGCTTCAGGGAATACTAACTCAAGAACAATAAAATTGCAGAGCAAAAAATATGGCTCTGAAACTACTGCATTTAGATTTAATCAAGGTGGATTGTATCAGTCTGCAATTATAGTTGAGGAAGTAGTCTAATGAGCATCCTGAAGGTAGACACCATAAACGAAAAGACTTCTGGTAATGGTGTGCATATTGCAGGGCATGTTATTCAGGTAGTGCAGGGAACATCTACAACATATGCAACTTCGCCTACTGTTAACACGTATGTGGATACTGGATTAACAGCAACCATTACACCTAAGTTTTCAAGTAGTAAGGTTTTAATTTTACATCATGCAGCCGTTTTATATTTAAATAATCAGGACGCTATCATAAGGCTACTGAGAGGTAGCACAAACATACACCATCTAAATATGTATAGCACTGTTACAGATTATTGTATGACTACTGCCGCTTTTCAATTCCTTGATAGCCCCTCTACCACTAGCGCTACTACTTACAAAACACAGTATTATACAAACCAAGGAACTTTATTATACAATTACGCCAATGAGGTTACATCTACCGCAACACTTACGCTAATGGAGATAGCCCAATGAGTTCTATCTTAAAAGTTGATACGATACAGAACACTGGTGGCACTACTGGGTTAACCATAGATAGCAGTGGTGCAATTTTAAAACCTGTTATTCCTTATGGTCAGGCAAGTAAGGCTGGATCTGCACAAACAGCTACAGCTAAAATAACACTAGACGGTAATGTTATAAGTGGCGGTGGATTAACTGTTGACACAACAAATGATCGAATGATCGTTCCTATTGCTGGCCTTTACGCCATTGGATTTACGCAACTAACAGATAGCACTAGTACAAATACAGAAGTACATATGCGTAAAAACGGTACTCAAATATCTGGTACTAGTTCACAAACAAACGCCTCCGATGACTATGCTACGTTAAGTATGAAGTTTTTAATTGAACTTGCAGCTAATGATTACATCGAATGGTGGTGTGCTGGAGGAGCAGTTCACAACAATATAAATTATAATAATCACTATGTTTACTTATTAGGATAAACAAATGACAGATATACCAACAGCATTAAACGAACTAGGCGTAACAGAATGGGTGTTACGTGGAGAGCCTACTTCTGAAGCAGAGTTTAACGAAATGTTTCGTAAGGTCACAGGCGCAGATAGCAACGGCTCTGCTATAGAAAGCGACAATCCTGATGATTTTGGTACAACTTGGTCAGCAGTATCTACCAAGAAAGACGAGCTTGTAGCAGCAGAACCCATGAGGTTACTGCGTGAAGAGCGTAACCGTAGACTAGCAGAAACAGATTGGTGGGCGTCTAGTGACCTTACCATGAGTTCTGAACGTATTTCTTATCGTCAGGATTTAAGAGACATAACAAATAGTGCAACATCTTTAGATGATGTGACTTGGCCTACTAAACCATCATAGGAGAGTAAAATGCCAGATATTACAGTAAGTTTAACCGATACAGAACTTAAGTGTCTAGAATATGCTGCGGCAGTTCCACAAGATTGGGCTGACAATGCTTTGACTAACAGAGCGAGAATAGCCAAGGACGAAATCATTGCGGCTCTTGTGGCTCACTGCAACGCAAACAGTATAGATATTGCGACAGGTGAAGATGCACAGGTAACACAGGCTTTTGATCTTAAAGTTGTAAAAACAGCCGCAGAAGCTAACGCAGAAGCCGAGGCAGATAAACCAGAGTAAGGATAAAAATGGCGTATATTGGTAGTAGTCCGACAAAGATAGTTAGCAGACAATCAGCTAACATTTTTACATATACGGCTGTGGCTAATCAGGTAGCTTTTACTGGATCTGATGCAAACGGCAATACGCTTGCCTGCACACCGTCAGACATCATGGTTCATATGAATGGTATTAAGCTCGAAGAAAGCGACTATACCGCAAACACAACTACGGTAACGCTTGGCTCTGGTGCAGCCGCAGGGGATGAGGTTACTATCACGGCTTTTGTAACTTTTGAAAGTGCGGATCACTATACCAAAAGTGCAGCCGATACGAGATACGTGAATGCTACTGGCGATACTATGACAGGTTCTTTAACAGGTACTTCTGCTGGTTTTACTGGTGATGTAAATATTGGAAATAATGCTTCAAGTAATCCTCTTAGTAAACTTAGACTAGGAGGAACTCAGTATGGTGCGGCTGACATAAGACCAACAGATGAAGGTGGTCACAAAGTAGGTATGGCTTTCTATACCGATGGCACTGGTGATACTACGATAGACCCAGTTCTTAGAATGACCATAGATAGTTCAGGCATTGTAACAAAGCCTAATCAGCCTTGTTTTCATGCATATCCATCAACTACAACTACTGTCCTTAATACAACCAACGCGACTTGGGAAAAATTACCGTTTGATACTACTGCTTGGGATGTTGGTAATAACTTTAATACAACTAACAAAAGATTTACTGCACCAGTTACTGGAATGTATCTAATGAATTGGATGTTTCAGATTGAAAATGCCAACTCCGTAGTATGGATGTATGCGTATCCTCTTGTGAACGGTTCAACGAACCAGAATAGGTCAAAAGGTGTCGTCTTCGCAGATTTTAAAGTGTTCACAGATTACCACACTGAGTCAGGTTCTTGGATAATGAAGTTAAGTGCAAACGATTATGTTGAAATGCACGCTATAATGTCTGCGTCAGGATCTACCAAGAACTTTAAAGAAGAAAGTTTCTGGTCAGGGTACTTACTAGGTTAGGAGGAACACATGAGCAACGCACGAAAACTCGCAGACAATCTTCCTATCGAGGGACAGCTTTCTGGACGCAATTTGCTGATCAATGGATCAATGCAAATTTGGCAAAGAGGCACAAGTTTTTCTGGCAATTCTGCTTACAATGCTGACCGTTGGAATGTGGATAATAATAGTGGCGGTGGTGGACAGTCAACAGATGCACCAGATGATTTTACTTATTCACTTAAAATAGACCCTTCGTCTGGTAACGCTGCGTTAAGGCAAGCCATAGAACTACGTTCTGCTGGTGAAGGTGGTGTATTTAGGTCAGGTCAAAAGTTTACTTTATCGTTTTATTTAAAAAGTGCTAATGCTGGAGAAGCCATAAATATATTTGCAGCATCGGGTACAAACGTTGGTGCAACCACTACTGCACAAGTTAATGATACATCAACTGGACTAACTACCACTACATCTTGGACAAGATATACTTATACTTTTACCTCTAACAATGTAGGTGGAAGTGATACTTGTTATAACATCGTGCCTTATGTAAGCAGTCCATCAGGAGCTACTTATTGGACTGGCTTTCAGTTAGAAGTTGGGTCGCAAAGTACACCGTTCGAGCATGAACCAGAGGCAGTTACTTTGAGCAAGTGCCAAAGGTATTATTTTCAAGAAACTACAACTCCTGCTGATGCAGGCGGTATTCTTGGTGTTGCTTCTGGCTCTACTGCTGTTGTTTTTAATCAAACTTTACCTGTTCAAATGAGAACAAACCCCTCGGTCTCGCTTACAAGCACGAACTTAAGAATTGGAGATATGGTAGCAGCAGGGTTTACCACAAGTTCTGGAACTATAGCTATCGGAACTTTTTCTGGCTCCAGTAGTGCCACATACACTTTAGGTGGCTTTTCTGGTTTAACTAGCTACAGGTCATATCTTAGTGAACCCGATGCAACTTCAACGGGACTCGTAAAATGTGATGCGGAGTTATAGGTGATTTATGAAAGTTGAAAGCGCAAAATATAATAAAGATACATATGATAATTCTAAGAACGCAAGTATAAGTGCTGTAATAGATGGTCAAACATGGAGTGTACCGTTAAACTCAAATAACCGCCACTACGCCGCTATCCTCGAATGGGTAGCTGATGGAAACACCATAGCAGAGGCCGACTAAATGCTAGGCTTTGCCCCAATAGCAGGCGCGGCATTAGCTGACGTAGGTTTAGTTAAATACAGCTTAACCCCTGTTTATACGGCAAACGCACCGACAGTACCAAATGCTGTTATGGTGGAGATAGAAAACTTTGCTCCACCAGACGTAATATCTGGATCAGTAAGAATAGACACTGCTGATTTACTTCACGGCTTAATTCTATCAGCTAGTGCAATAAATACTGGTGCAGTAGATATAGGCACTGCTACATTCCAACATGATTATCAGTTAACAGGTACGACGGTAGATACTGGCGCATTTTCTATAGCTAACGCCACAACTACAGTTACCTATAACTTTGCAGGCAGTGATGTAACTGCACAAAATCCAACTGTTGATAGCCCAATACTTACACAAGATTTTGTTATTGTTGGTAATGACGTAATTACTGGCAGTGTTGACATTGGCAGTGCGGCTATAACAATAACGCATATACTTGTTGGCAATAATGTTTTGAGTAGTGCGGTAGATGTTGGCAAGGCAAGATTTAGGTTCGAAGAAATTAACGTACCTAACAAAATATTTACAGAAATAAATATACCAGTAGAAACATGGACAGAAACAACAGACACGCCTAGCGAAATATGGACGGATGCCGCTTAACATGATATGTTTGGATAAATAGGAGATTAATATGGCTATTAGTATTACAAAACCAGTCGTTGGAGGAAGTCAGGATACTTGGGGCGAAACTCTCAATACTGCGCTAGACACTATTGTAGATGGTGTTAACGGCACAAGCGGAACTGTAGCCCCTGATTTAAGCACACTAAAAATAGGTGGCACAGATGTTACTGCAACGGCAAACGAACTTAATGTTATGGATGGTGATACCACCGCAACATCTACAACTGTAACAGGCACTGATGCTATTGTTTACAACGACAATGGGGTAATGAAACAAGTTACCTTAAATGATATTAACGCTTTTATACAGTCTCAGGCAGGCAGTGCAGGAAATGGTCAGATTACAATTACTGGTGGTGGTGCTTTAAATGGTAGTGGTTCTTTTACAACAAACCAAGCATCAAACACAACAATAACTTTAAATCACGATACAAGTAGCGCAACATCATCTAACAACAGTGGTAATACATTTATTCAGGATATTACTCTTGATAGTTATGGTCACATAACAGGGCTTGGAACGGCAACGGTTACGGCAGGAAGTTCTGGTGGCATTATAAAAATGGGTACATCTTACACTTACCCAGCAGGTGATTATGTGGCGTTCAATGCAAACCCTAATCAATATTATTGGCAAGTAAGTCTTAACGGCAATAATATAGGTCAAACTAATGGAATGTTCATGTATCTTACAACAACCACGTCAGGCTATTTTACTACTTACTCCTTCAATACTTCAACTCACGCAATAGCTATTTTTACTGCCGCTTAATTAGGAAATAATATGCCATTAGTACCTTTAAAATTACCAGCAGGCTTTTATCGAAACGGCACAGATTATGAAGGGTCTAACCGTTGGCGTGACGGTAGCTTAGTTAGATGGTTAGATGGCTCTATGCGGCCTGTTGGTGGTTGGGAGGCTAGAAAAAACGGTTTTACCAAAAATCCAGTAAGAGGTATGCATGCTTGGCAAGATAACAATGGTACGGCTTGGCTTGCAGGCGGTAGCTTTGATGAACTTGTTGTAATGACAGGCGCAGGCGTTGGTTACGATATTACGCCAGATGATTTAGCAGGCGGCAGAGAAAGTGCGGCGGTAAATACTGGCTACGGTTTTCAATATTATGGTCAGGATTATTACGGCAACCCTAGACCAGTAAATAGCGATAGTATTCCGCAAGAGGCAAGCACTTGGCAGTTAGATAATTTTGGTCAAAACCTCATAGCATTGCATCAGGACGATGGCAGATTATTTGAGTGGCCTCTTAGCACTACAACAGGCGCAGAATTAATTACTAACGGTTCGTTTGCAACTGATGCTAACTGGACAAAAGGCGTCAACTGGTCAATAGCAAATGGCTATGCTTCTTACGCACAACTCAAAGCAACTTTTGCTACAGATAATACGGTAGTTGGTACGCAAACTTTTGTTGTTACGGTAGTAAACGTAAGCGGTCAAAACAAATATGCTTTTAATGGCGCTGTAGCGCCTGTCTTATCGCTTGTGAGAGGCGTAACGTACACTTTTGATATGAGTGATAACTCTAACAGTGGACATCCCCTAGCCTTTAAGAATGGCTCTTCGGCTTATACGACAGGAGTGACAACAACGGGAACGGCAGGAACATCTGGTGCAAATGTTGTCATAGCGGTTGATGCAGCCGCCCCTGCCAGTGGTTTGCTGTATTATTGTACGGTTCACGGTAATGCGATGGGTGCTGCTATCACTACAAGCGCAAACACAACAGCTATAGATTATTCTACAGAAACAATTACGGCAACGGCACATGGCTTTTCTGACGGTGATGAAGTTACTTACACTGTTCCAACAGGTCAAACAGCAATAGGCGGTTTAACTTCTGGCACAAATTACTTTGTAGTTTCTGCGGCAACTAACAGTTTAAAACTAGCGGCAACATCTGGCGGTTCAGCTATTAATCTTACCGCACCATTATCAGTAACAGCAAATGGCAGTAGCCCTTCTGTTGTAGTCTTAGCGACTAATAAAATAGTTGTTTCTAATACATTTACGAATGGCGATAAAGTAGCTTACTCAAACGGTAACGGCACAGATATAACAGGCTTAGTAAACGGTACAGAATATTTTATTGTTGGTGCAAGTTCGTCTGAGTTTCAGCTTGCCGCAACATCTGGTGGTGCAGCAATAGCATTAACAGCCGTAGGCGCAGGCACAGCGCATACTTTTACAAAGCGTCTAGGTGCAACGCATCAACTAGCTAGAGTTAACTTTGGTAATTTTGATCAAACTGTAAGTGGATTAGTAGCAACGCCAGATACGCAAGATAGCCATGATTTAGTTGTTACGCTCATTGACAGAAACGATGATAATAATGCTGCAACAACGCCATCAGTAAATATTAAGGTAACAGGCACAACAAGTACAACTGTTTTAGTCAATCAGTTGTTAAACGTTGGTAGTAATGAAATACGCTTTGGCAGTGATGATACCGCTGTAAAGGTAGAAATAATACCTAACGCCTATAACACGCCAAATTTTGACATAGACAATATATCACTACGAAAGAAAACAGTTATAGCCCCCATAGCAAACGCACCCATAGATAATAAAGGTATGGTTGTGACAGAAGAGCGTTTTATCTTTGCATTAGGTGCAGGCGGTAATAGCCGTAAAGTTCAATGGTGTGATAAAGAAAACAACACAGTTTGGGCGGCAGCGGCAACAAATGAGGCAGGAGATATTGAATTAGCTACAGCAGGCCAGATCATGCAAGGCATAAGAAGTCGTGGCGTTACATTAATTTTAACAGACACAGATGCCCATGTTGCACAGTATATTGCGCCACCTTACGTTTACTCATTTCAACGTATTGGAACGCATTGCGGAGCAGTTTCTAGGCTTAGTGCGGTTGCTGTAGATCGAGGCGTATTTTGGTATGGGCAGGAAAATTTCCATTATTTTGATGGCAACACTGTAAGCACCTTAAAATGTGATGTGCATGATTATGTATTTGGAGACTTCAATAAAGATCAGCAAAGTAAAGTTTGGGGTATGTCTGTAGGCACAGAGGACGAAATATGGTGGTTTTACTGTTCGTCACAATCTACAGAGATAGACAGATACGTTGCATATGATGCGGCTGAAGGTCATTGGCTGATCGGTAATTTATCAAGGACAGCAGGCGTAAGTAGAGGTGTATTTGCCCATCCGTTTATGGCAGGCGAAT